AGAGCATCTGGAACTAGGTCCCACTCTTTATTCTTCAGGCGTTTAGTAATAGTATTAAAGTTATCGCCACCGTAAAAACCGGCACCAAGATTATAAGCAAAGCTGAGCAGAGCGCCTCTTTTTCCATCTGACATTTCATTCCAATGTGGGATCTTACGAAGTGCAGGAAGAAACTGGTTCTTACACTGACCGATTAACAGATCATCTGCTTCTTGCTGAGTGATTGTATCACCAAGTTTGAATGCTGAACCATCCTTCTTACGAGTGGATCCCCAACCAATAGTGATTGGAAGTCCCCCCGTGAGGGGGTCAGGATATGCCTTCAGATGACATCCTTCAAACTCTTTAATCAACTTGATACCCATCATAGGCATATCATCACCTCCCGCTACAGGAGCTGCAGCAGCGACAGGGGCTGGTGCAGCACTAGTCTTTTTTCCGCGATAAATTTCTGCCCACTCTACATTATCACCAAGATATTCAACAGGAAGATTATCTTCCAACCACTGAACTGCTTTAACGTGATTAGGATTCTTCTCGTCATAAAACTTGAAGAAGTTGTGTAGGTCAATTCTTGCCATTTTGTCCTCCTATATTTGGAAAGTATATATCGAATAATTCACTTGCTTCTTTGTGTTTACCTTGATTTGTGAGTTTTTTCACTTCTTCTAGAATTTTCTTTTTAAACTCAGTCGAAGATCCTTCCCCACCCATCATTTCCTCCTGGGCACCAACGATGCTTGAGAACTGCTTTGGTGTAAATGGTCTTCTTACCATTCGTTACTGGACCAGTATAGTTATCATTCAGTGAGCCATATGGGTCATTAATATAGTATCCTTTACCATCTGGAGTCTTACCGATTACTACACACATGTGTCCACCAGTAGGAGAAGTTAGAGAACCACGGTGAAGAATACCGATCACAACTGGTTTGCCTCTATCAAGACTCTTATCAATGTCAGCAAAAGAAAGATTGTAACTAAAGTGTGACTTAACGCCATAACCCGCAAGAACTTTTGTCTGTACGGAGTGGTCAGTCGTGTCACCAATCGCAAATACTTTCTTAACATATTCGTCATCACCCTTAATGCTTCCTGGTTTGAGGAAAGCAAGACACATAGCACATGATGAACTGTTGCAAGTTCTATGTGCGTCTCTATAGTTATCTACCTGATTGAAATATGGAACTGCAAGTACTTCTGGAGTTGGTGGTTTAGTTCTAAAAATACCAATCCAGTCACTTTCTGCATCATCTAGGAATTTTTCTGGAAGTTTATCTTCCAACCACTGAACAGCAGCTACATGATTTGCGTTCTTCTCATCATAATACTTAAAAAAGTTATGAAGATCTAGGGTCATAGTACTATTTTTGCGACACCTTGCTATTTAGGATTTCGTATATTAATTTATCTTAAATATCTCCATCTTCGTCCAGGCTCCATCAGCAGTTCCAGTAACAACTTGACTGGTTGTATTTCCTGTAAATACTGTAAAATCAATATAATCCGATGTTCCATTCATCGTAACAATTCCACAAGCAGTTTGGGTATATGCAAAATTAGTTTGTATACCAACTTGATGTAATGCAAATGTAGAACCGTTTTTTCTTATTTGAATATTTGTTTGGTTATTAACAACAGTTCCTGCTGCCCAGTTTACCATCGCATCAATACGATAAGTTCCTGCAACCGTTGGAGTGGTGCGAGTAGTAATTCCACTATACCAACCATTAGTATCACTTGTTGCAGTAAAACCAATTAAATCATCAGCATTACTAGATATAGTTTGGTTTGTTGTTCTTGCAAGTTTTACATAATAATTTCCAGGTGCATTGAGATTTCCAGTGATTGTTGTTGCACCACTAATTCTTGCATCACCACCAACAGTAAGATTAGAAGTTACATTTGTGGTTCCTATGCCGACACCTGTAGAAGTTATTCTTACTTGTTCATTTGCGGCTAAAGTTCCACCAGCAAATAAAGAAAGATATTTGGTTGCAGATGCTGCACCGATTGATAGATTACCATCTGAGGTATATAAGTACCCATCCAATGCACCATTGATTGTCCAACTTGTTGTTGTAAATCCAGTATTATTGATACCCAAATCAATAAAGTTAGAAGTATCTGTACCAGTATTTGAAGTGACAATAATATCACCAGATGCATTTGTACCCGATAAAGAATTTCTTACATTTAATTGACCATATCCATTAACACTTGAAGTAAAATCTGCAATTGCATTTACAAGTCCTTGCGTAATTGTAGCACCAACACCGCTCACAGTCAATCTATATGGTGGGTTACCTGCAGTGCTTCCAATACCTACAGATTCATTAATTGCAACTCCATTCTGGAAGGTTTGAAACTTTAAAACTCCATTATAATATAATTCAACTCCAGCATCATTATTGAAAACACCCATTAATGCCCCAGATGTTTTCTTTAATTGAATTCCAGTACCACTATCCCTAATAATTAAATTTCCTACGCTTGCATTGTCAATATAACTATTACTTCCATCATGAAAAATTTGCAATTCATCAGTATCTCCAATCAATAAAGTGCTTTCAAAATGAACAGATTTTTGAAACGTTGATGCAGCCCCGACGTTAATAGCAGAAGTAACACCTATATTATATACGTTAATACTTGGTGTTCCAGTGAGTCCTTGAGCTACTGTTGCGATACCAGCAGTATTTGCATATCCAGTAATAGGAGTTAAAGTATTTCCATTTCCAAAAGTATTATAAATTTCTGAAAAATTTGAATTTATTTTTATAGCTCCGGTCAACAGGGAATCTCCCAACCCATCATTGGGAGCAGTTCCTGTATTAATTCCCTGTCTAGCCATATCCTTTATATACTATTTCTATGGATATTTATGATCTACCACCCCATTGAATATCGGGATAAGCATCAGAAACATTTTGTTTGGAAATATTATATTTTGTTTGCAACTTTTTATCTTTAACAAGCATGAGAATTTCAGCTTCAAGAGGATGCAATCCTTCAAGAATACTAATAAACATGGTCTCTCTTTTCATACTTGAAAGACGATCATTACCACCTTTTACAAAGTTATAGAAGTAAGTATATTCTTTACGAATAGATGTTCTTCCTTGATCTTGAGATCCAATAGAATTGGAATCAAGTTCTCCCATCATTTGAACAGCTCTCTCAATGTTGTCACTGAGATTTCCAGAACTAACATTCTGTTGACTTACACTTGCATAAGGAACCAATCCTTCTGGAAGCATGGATACAATCGTCTCATCAAAGTTCCAGATTAGAATTGTTTTTAATGAAGGATCAGAATATCTTTGTAGAATTTCCGATTTCTTTGCATTTGATTTTTGTTTTGCTGCAAGTGCAAGAACTTCAAAAGAAAAAGGATTTGAGGGTAGATCTTCCGAAACCACCCTCGGGATTTTAGTTTGAGTAACCATAAAACTTATTTCAATTCAGTTGTTATTTTTATTTAGATCAGAGTTTAAAGCCAGCAAAAGTATCTTTCTTCACATCCTGTTTAATACCACCAACAACATAAGATTCCACTTCTGTTTCTTGTGGAGCAACTTGAAGACCCTTAGAGGAAATCCAATGTTCTGTCCAAGGAAGGGGATTATTTTTTGCAGGAACATCATACATTGGTCTGAGTCCGATCGATTTCATGCGACGATTTGCAATCCACTCAACATAGTTGTTAAGAAGTTTGTCATTCAAACCAATCATCGAACCATCTTTGAACAAATATTTAGCCCAAGATTTCTCTTCATTAACACAATTTTCAAATGCAGATGTTACCCACCCCTCTTCTTCTTTAGCAATTTGTTGCATCTCTGGATCATCTCCTTCACGCCACTTATTGAGGATGTTTTGAGTAATGACAAGGTGCTGATTTTCGTCTCTTGCGATGAGAGAGATAATTTTAGCGGATCCCTCCATAAGCTTAAGTTCTCCGAACGCAAAACTGCAAGCGAACGAGACATAAAACCTGATACCTTCAAGAATGTTGACATTTGCAATAGCCCTGTAAAGTTTTCTCTTGAGTTCAATACGATCTTCTCTAGCGTATCCAGCTCCTTCTTGTGCAAACTTCCATGCTGCAGATGTACCGTATTCTTGTGCAGAATTAATGAAATCATCATAAGCACCAGTTACAGTCGTTGCACGACTCATGATTTTTTCATCATCTAGAATCGTATCAAATACTTCTGCAGGATCTGAATAAACGTTCTTAATGATGTATGTATATGAACGACTATGGATCATTTCCATAAATCCCCATACTTCCATACATGCTTCAAGTTCGGGTAATGAACAATAAGGAATAAATGCCATACCAGGCCCACGGCCCTGGACGGAATCCAACATGATTTGATACTTTAAATTAGAAGTAAAAATGTGTTTCTGTTCTGGACGAAGTGATTGATAATCTCCACGATCCTTTTGGAGAGAGACCTCTTCAGGTCTCCAAAAATACCCCAGTTGTTGTTGAGTTAGTTTATCAAAAACAGGATACTTGTAGTGATCGTAACGCTGCAAACCTAGTGGTTGGCCAAAAAACATTGGTTGTTTGCGGGTATCAACATCTGTACTGGTGTTAAATACTGTCATTCCTTGTACCATTTGAATCTCCTTTTCTTTACTAGATTTTGCAACTTTCACAATCTTCCTCACTAGAATTCATAATTTCATCAAGTAATTTGTCTAACTGTTGTTTTGTTGTATCCTCCTTCACTTCATCAGATTTTTGATCATGAGTATTCTGATAATAACTAGTCTTCCATCCAAACTTATAAGTTCGTAGAAGATCCTGAGCCATTACTGAGACTGGGACTTCATTATCGGGATAATTTTCGGGGTTATAGGACCAGTTTCCACTGATTGCCTGATCAAAAAACTTTTGCATGACGGCAACAACGTTAATATAACCAGTATTGTCAGACATGTCCCAGAGAAGAGTATAATTATTTTTGAGTGTCCCATATTGGGGAACAATTTGCTTAAGTGGACCTTTCTTTGACTTCTTAATGGACAAGTATCCGCGAGGTGGTTCGATTCCATTGGTTGCGTTTGACACAACGGAACTGCTCTCCGATGGCATCTGTGCGGACAATGTTGAGTGCCTGAGACCATATAATTGGATATCGGAACGTAGAACTTCCCAATCATACTTATATCCTAGATTTGAAATTTCGTCTACATCCTTTTTATATGTATCAATTGGCAAAAGTCCTTGGAAATACTTTGTACGATTAAAGTCAGTACAAGGTCCCCTTTCTTTTGCAATCGAATTGGAAGATTTTAGTAGGTAATATTGGAATGCCTCCGTCAATTCATGGGTCATGTCCCAAGCTTCTTGAGAATCATACTTAACTCCATGTTTTGCAAAGTAATGAGCAAGACCAATATAACCTATTCCAAGAGAACGACGAGATTTAGTAGCCAACTCTGCTGCATTGACTGGGTAATCTTGATAATCAATAAGTTCTTCAAGACCACGAACTGCAAGATCACAAAGTTCTTCAAGATCATTCAGATCACGAATCTTACCGACATTGATTGCGGAAAGAATACACAAAGCAATCTCACCATCAATATCATCAATATGTTGAAGTGGTTCTGTAGGGAGTGTGATTTCTTGACAAAGATTACTCATCCAGACTTTATCAGTAAAAGAACTATGAGAATTGCAGTGATCGATATTCATAATGTAAATACGACCAGTCTCTGCGCGTTCTTTCAGAATGTCAAGAATAAGTTCTTGAGCTCTGACAGTCTTTCTTGGAATAGACTCATTTCGTTCTGCAGCCACATAGAGATCATCAAACTCAGGAAGCCCAAAAGAATCAGAAACTGTCGGAACATCATGAGGTGAGAAGAGGGACATTTCCTCGTCATTAATGAATCTTTCATAAAAAAGTTTTGAGAATTGAATGGAGTAATCTAGTTTACGAACGCGATTATCTTCAGTACCCTTATTATTTTTAAGTACAATAATATCTTCTATTTCTTTGTGCCAGATTGGAAAGTGGACAGTAGCACTTCCACCACGAATCCCGTTTTGTGTACAACATCTGACAGTTGCCTCAAACTTTTTGAGGAATGGGACAAC